GGTGCTCCTGGATACAACGATGCCATTAGCCTGCCCTCACATTCATCGCCGTCCTCGCTGTGTAGGGATTCGCAGCCGCGGCTCTCGGAGTTGCCGTGCGCGGCGCGCGGGTGATCGGCCCTGCGACGGTCGGGCCGTCCGCGCCGAGCGCCGCCGTCACCGGCTGGGTCGCAGCGGTGTTCGCCGCAGCGTTCGCCCCACCGCTCGCCTTCACACGGGCGTCATAGGCGTTCCCGAGCGCCGTGACGACATCGGAGTGCAAGCCTTGTTTCGTCAACACGTCTGTTGCCTGAGCGGTGTTCAAACCGGCGAGCGCCGTCTGCAAGCCGCCGTACACGTCACGCCCGTACTTCTGCTGGTTCTGCCCGGTCGCGTACCCGAGCTGCCCCGAGTCGAGCATCCCGTGCGCCGCCAGCGAGCTCAGGATCGTCTGCTGGTTCTGGTCACGGGTGCGCTGATATCCGGCCACCGTCGAGTTCCCGGACTGCGTGTTCTGCTGCGCCGCCGCTGCGGTCAACGGGTTCACGTGGATCCCCGCGGCCTGGGCCAGGGAGGGGTCGCCGAACTGGACGATCGCCTGCTCCTGCGCCGCCTTCAACGCCGCGTCCGCTTGCTGCGACCCGGTCTGCTCGGAAGCGAGGGCAGCGAGGTAACCGGGGTCGGTGTTGAACGGGTTCGACGCAAGCGCGCTCGCGACCGGCGCGCCACCGTAGCCGGTGGTGTTCTTGGCCGCCTGGTACCTGTACGGGTTCACTGCCATCCAGGCCATCCCTTCATAGGATCCCCACCCACGTCGCCGATCCGGCCGCACCCGCGACGGTGCAGGTGTAAAGAAGCGTGCTCGAGCCGACGGTGCCGTCCGAGCGCCAGTACTTGTCACCGACATTGCCGCCGATAAGAGGCGCGCTCTTGCCGGCGTAATGACACACTCCCTGCCCGGGGCCTCCTACCGCGGTGTTCACAGGCCCGAGCAGAAGTCCCGCGAGCTGCGTCTCCACGAACGGGATCCCGTTGCTGCTGACCCCGGAGATGAGGATGAACTGTCCTAGCGCGCGGAGAGCGAACCCCATGTTCCCCGGGGTGCCCGAGGCGGTGGCGATGATCGCGGCGCCGTTCCCGAAATAGGGGTCGTGGGTGCCGTCGTCCCAGTAGATCCCCATCGTGTCGGTGAGGTTCGTGTAGTCGACAACGAGCATCGACGGGTACGAGTCACCCTGATAGCCGCCGGCGAACATGACGATCGTGTTGTTGCCGTCGAGCGCGAGCGCGTCGTAGTGGCCGACGCCGTCGGGGGTGTTCGCCCATGAGGTGGTGTCGTTGGTCGTGTGGGCCTGGTCGGCAGCGGGCCAGAAGATCCCGGTGCCCGCACCCGGGGGACCTTGCGGGCCTGCGGGACCCGCGGGGCCGACACCGCCCCCGGTTCCCCCACGGGCGCGGGTAAGGAACCACGGCTCCAGCCACGACTTGATCTCGACGAGCGCCTTCTCGGAGAGGTCGTAGATCGAGTCGATCTTCGCCACTTAGACGCCCTCGGCGGCACGCGGGTACGGCCGCGACTCCACCTCGAGCGCGTGCAGCTCCGTCATCGCGGAGGCGTTCGACTGCGTCAGCCGGATCGTCATCGCCTGGCTGTCGCACGCGACCGAGAACCGCTGCCGTACCGTGTCCAGTGTCTCGACGAGCGTCGAGGCTGTCGCGAAGCTCGTCGCCTCCATCCCCTTCGCCGCCGCCACCGCCAAGGTCGGGTTGTCGCTTGCGGCGTCACGCATGTCGTAGGTCAACCGTGCCCGTCCCCACGCCGTCAACGACGGGGTGTTCGTCAGGGTGCGGAACGTGACCGTCGGCGCGACCACGTCACCGTTCGCGTCCGTCTTGTTCGACCCGGTCGGCTTGAACAGCCCCGACAACTTCAACGCCCGCACCGGATCCGAGGTGTCGCCGCAAGAGGCGTAGATCTCACCGGAGGGTGCGAACGCGGTCGCGTACATGTCGGCGGTGACACCGTCGGCGAGCCGCACCCAGGAGCCAGTCGGCTGGTAGTAGAGGAACTGGTAGCGCGCCCCCGCCTGCGGATCAGTGGCGGCGTGCCTGACGGTGACGAACAGGTGCTTGTTCAGGTAGACGCCGGCGCAGACAACCGAGTTCAGCTGAGGCGAGTACCCGTACAGGGCGTCGGCCCACAGGTTGCCGATCCCGGTCGCGTTCGGCAGGTGCGTGATCGACGCCGGTGCCGCCCCGTTGGTGTAGTACATCCCGGACTCGTGCGCCCAGTAGACGAGCCCGTTCATCTTCACGATCGAGCGCGCGTCGACGCACCCGACCGCCGCGAGCGGCTCGCGCTGCATGTTCGCGCCGGTCTGGCCGGGCGGGACGTCGCCGAGGATCCGCCACGACTCGCCGCGGCAGAAGATGATCAGCACCCCCTGCAGGGAAGCGAGACCCATGATCTCGTGCGGCACGTCGAACCAGGCGTTCGCGGTGTCCCAGCCGGTATTCAGGTTCCCCATCGTCCCGGTCGACGACGGCACCGAGGCGACGGTGACAGTGGTCGCGCCGGCGGCCCAGCTCGAGGCGAGCACGGTGTAGGTGCCGTTGTTCGACGTGGAGCCAGTGACGGTGAACGACGAGCCGACCGGGAGGCTGGTGGTGAGGTCGCCGGGGATGGTGAACGTGTGGCTCGTGGAAGAGGCCGAGGTGATCGCGACCGTGTTGCCTTCGATGTTCGGGATCGGGCTGAACCAGACCCGGTTCGGGTTCGCGACCGAGTTCGCGAGCACCAGGTGGGAGAGGTGGACGCACGAGTACCTGGCGACCGGCGGCGCACCGCCAAGGTCGGCGACAGCCAGGGTGCCGGACGAGAGGTAGAGCTTCTGTACCGCGTGCGGGGTCAAGCCGATCGCGCCCTTCCCGTCGCAGACGATCAGCTTGTCCTTGTGCAACGGCGGGTTCTCCAGCAGGAGCGCCCCGTTGCAGTTCAGGCTCGAGCCGGGTGTGCCGGTGGTGACGTCGTAAGCGAACGTGCCCGAGCCTCCGTCGGAGGCGAACGCGACCACGCGAGGGTTGCCAGGATACTCGGGCGCCGCGACACCGATCAGCGAGGCCATCCCGCCGGGCGCGGTGTGCTGGAACGCCGAACCGCCCCGCTTGTACGCAACCCCGGGACGGTCGAGCAGGAAGTCGACGGAGTCGTAGACAGCATTGGTGGGCATCGCGTCCCGGGTCGTGTCGCGCACGATCCCGCGAGTGAAGTCCGCCAAGAGCTCGGGGATCCAGAAGTGGTTGCCGTACAGGTAGCGGAGGTAGCCGCGCCTGCCGGAGGAGGCGTTGACCCCGGCGCTAGTAGCCATACGCGCTCGACCCCGAGCTCGTCAGCGGGTCGCCGTCGCCCCACTGGTGGAACTGGCCGGGGATTACACCCCGCTTCCGTTGCAGGTGCACCTTGTAGCGGCCCATCCAGTCGGTGTAGTCGGCCGCCCACTGCCCGGTCGCCGGGTCGCCCTTGAAGTCACCGGCCTCGGCGAGGGCGCCGTACTCGAGGATCTTCGAGGCGTACGGCTCCTCGAACACCGGCAGATCAGTGTTGTTCGACAGTGCGGTCGGGTAGGCGACGGTGTAGGCGGTGATCACGTCGGCGGCGGCCGGGGTCGGCCACAGCTCGAGGTCGCTGATCCCGACCAGCGTGTAATGCGTCGAGTACGGCCCTATGGTCGAGGCGTCCTGCCCCATCTGGCGGCGCTGCAGGATCTCGTCCAACGTGGTCAGGATCAGCGGCGCGTTGAACTGCGTGCCGTTGAACGGCTTCACGACCATCTGCCGGATCCGTGCGATCGTCGCCGCGAGCGTGTAGGTCGACGTTCCCGCGACGAGGGTGATCGTCGTCGTGGCGGGGATCGCTTCGATCTCGACGGCCGACTGGAAGTACACCTGATTGATCCAGTCCTTCACCTTCGGTAGGTCGAGCACAGGGTCGAGCGTCGCCTTCTCGATCACCGCCTGCTGAATGTCGTTGAACGTCGAGGGGAACGCCATCAGACCTTCTTTCCTCGCGCCCGCTGCTTGTCACGCGCCATCCTCAATGACTGCGACCTGGGCAGCACCGGGCGGCCGTGCTTGAACGTCCAGTCGTCGGTGAGCGCTTCACGGTCACGGGCGTCCTGCCGTGCGAGCTCGCGCTCGCGAGCGGCGTTGAGCTCGTCCTCACCGTGGTGCCCGTGCCGGGTGTTGCGATCGAGACGGTCGACGAGGTCGAGGATCCCCGAGCTGAGCGGGAACGGCTCGCCGCGCTCCGATTGCCAGACGCAGACGGTGTCGGGTGGCCGGTCGGGGCCGGCGTAGCGGACGACCTTCCAGAGAATGCAGCCGTGCGCCTGCGACGGCCACCCCTGCAGGGTGAGGTCGGGGTCTCGCTTGCGTAGCTCGCGCTCGAGCGAGGCTGAGTCCTGCCCGTATTCGGACAGGATCAGCCCCGAGTCGAGCGTCCGTTCGATCAGGCCCATCCGCCTACGCGGCCTGAGCCAGGTTCGCGAATCCGACGATCGTGTTGCAGCGGCTGACGCCGAGCTGCCAGCGGTCGAGGAAGTCGGCCTCCTTTGCCAGCGTCCGCGAGAAGCGCCGGAACATGGCGCCGTCATCGGTGAGGAACGACGGTCCCGGCTGGTCGCCATACAGCTGGAACGAGCTCTTGTCGATGAAGTACAGCGTGTTCTTCTTCGCCTCCGGCTCCTTGATCAGCGGGAACGGAGCGTCCCCGCCGTCGTACACCGGACCGGCGTAACCGGACTTGAGCACGCTCGTCTGCCCGTCATACCGAACCGAGGCGTAGAGGGACTGCTTGTACAGGTCGATGCAGGCGGGGTCGCCGATCGCGAAGTCCCACTTGCCCAATCCGGCCCTGCGGCCCCTGCGGACACCGCCGTCGAGCATCTGCGTCGAGAGCGGCAGCGTGGTCGTGTCGCCGCCTCTGCCGTCGATGCCCTGCCAGAACGAGTTCGCGGCCGCGGTCTTGTCGAGCGACTCGAACGTGCCGGTCGAGCCGTAGGCCTGCTGGATCCCCTGCGCGCACAGCGCGCCCGGGGCGGTCGAGGTGCCAGCGGTGCCGTTCGACCACGAGCCGGGAATGTAGATCCCCTCGACCCCGGTGTGGACGATGTTGCCCAGGCCGCCGTCCGAGGCCTGCTGCGTCGTCAGCCACGTGACGACGCGGGTCGTCTCGTTCACCGACGAGATCTTGCGGCGGAACCCCTGGCCCGGGTCGGCGCCGGTCGTGATGATCGCGACGTCCCAGACCGTGCCGGGAAGCAGCACGTCGAAGTTCGCACCGACGCCGAGCGTCGTCGTCAGCGACGTCGCCGAGTCGGTCACGGTCGCCATCAGCCCGGTGCCGTCACCGAGCATCTGCCGGTTCTCCAGGCGGGCAGTGGCCGAGCGGGTCTCGTCGATCAGCTTCCCCAATGCCTGCCCCATCGAGTTGTCCATCGAGTCACGCTCGACATCGACGGTGATCGTGAACGGGTACAGGGTGCGGACGAGGCTGATGTGAACCTCGGTCACCGGGAGGACATGCGCGACGTTCCAGGTCGAGGACTCCTGGATCTGGCCGCCACCGGGAAGGCCGGCGGTCACGATCGCGTGCTTCACGTACTTGCCGCTGAACAGCTCGCGGTTCGACCCGACAGGTCCGTCACGGGTGATCCGGGTGACGGCGCCCTGCGGGTTCGTGCCGCCGTTGCCGTTGTTCATCGCCGTCTCGTACCCGCTCATCTCGGCGAGGAACACCGCCTCGGAAGCGAACACGTCGAACACCTGGCCCTGCTTTTCCATCAGGTACGGCTGCAGTGTGGATAGCGCGTTGTCGGCCACTTGGAGATACCTACCTTTCTCGGTCCACGGCAGGCTTCAGCCCCGTGGCCTCGTCATGGGTTGGACGTACAGTTGGGGCGGCTTAGCCGCCGCCGAAGAAGCGCCGCTCGACCGCGCCGGGCACGTTCCCGTACCCGCCCGCCGTGACCGTCTGCGCCCCGTTGACCTGTGCGGGTAGCCCGCGCGGAGCGCCGGCGACCGTCTGGATCTGCTCGATCTGCTGCTGGTGGTAGGCCTCACCGACCCGCTTCTCGTACTCACGGGTGTCCCTCGCGGCCTGCTCGAGGGCGCGCTCCGCGGCCCTGGGGTCGGTGCCGAACTGGCCGATCAGCTGGTTCGCCCGCGCCCACGCCATCTCACGGTCGAAGTCGCCGAGCGTGGAGGCGTGCTGGTTCAGGATCTCCATGCCGCGCTCCTCCGCCTCGGCCAGCTGGATCTGCTGCTGGAACTCCGCGTAGGGGGCCATCAGGCTCTCGGTGTAGGCCTGGAAGTCCTGCGCGTAGGTCTCCGAGAACGGGTCGGGGATCTGCGGCCCCTGCTGATACTGCGGCTGCGGCGGCGCGAGCACTTGCTCGAACTGTTGGAGCCGCTCCTGGGTTGCCTGCCACTCCTCCTGCGAAGGCATCCACGACGGCTCCTCCACCGTCTGCTCGACGGGTGGCGCTTCCGGCTCGATCTCAGACATATGGCGCGTCTCCTATGACGAGCACCCGGCAGACGGTGCCGGTCTGCCCGGCGGTACCGGTCTCCGCACCGGCGACCCCGGATGCGGCGCCTCCGATCAGGCGCAGCTTGAGGTTCGGGATGTCCGGCATCAGCGTGTACCCGGTCGTGGTCGAGCCGACCGCGGCGCCCTGCGGGATGATCGCGTTGACGGTGTTGAGCCCGAACTGGCTCGCGGTGAACGTGTCGCCGCCGGCGGCGTAAGTGCCGGAGAAGGTGACGTCGGCGACGACGTTGCGGGCGGTCCCGCCGAGCACCTGTCGTTTCACGATTGCGACTGTGACTGCGCCCATGCGGGTCGCTCCTTCCGTTTCAGGGTTTGTGTGGCAGGGGCACCCGCGCGAAGCGCGGGCCTACGGTGATCACGGGGCTGCCCACACTTCGAGGAACGCCCCGGCGGTCGCGTCGACGAAGTTCGAGGTCGAGTAGCCGTACTTGAGCGTGGCCCCAGTGCCGTTCGTGGATCCGAAGCACATGTCGTAGCTGTGCGATCCCGCCGAGATCCCGGAGACGTAGAACGACGGCGTCGGGAGATAGAAGATCGTCGTGCCGGTCTCGAGGCACGCGGAGGCGAGCACTGTCGAGGACTCCATGATCCCGAGGTGCGGGTTGGTGCTGACGGGGTCCATCCGTCCGCCGCAGATCTTCACGACCACGTTCCCCGACGCCGGGGCGGTGAACGTGACCCGCAGGTTGGTGGTGTCGACCGCGACCAGAGACGCCGTCGACGTCTTCGTGACGACCCCGCCGGACGGGTTGTAGTACTTGACCGCGAGCAGCCCGGTGGTGGACAGGATCGCCCACGCGCTCCACGTCCCCGATGTCTGCACCCGGTTGTAGACGACGGGCGTGGGGGTGGTCAGGTCGTAGAAGGTCTGCGTGTGGAAGTTGCCGGGGTTGTCGGTGATCGCGCTCGCGTACCCGGTCGTGGTGGGCGCGTTCGTGGCAGAGGAGCAGAGGTACCAGCCCGACGCGACGATCGAGTTCATGTTGTTGCTCGGGGGCGCCAGGCAGAGCGGCTGCAACTGCGCCGGCAGCCCGGAGCCGGTGCCGACGTTGACGATCCCCTGCTCGATGTGGTTCAGGTTCGTGGGGCCAAGCGTCGTCACGCCCTCGACCCAGGTGGTCGGCGTGTACGGCATCAGACGAGGGTGGAGAACCCCACTGTGTAGGTCGCCGCGTTGGCGTTGTTCGCGGTGACGAGGAGCCGCCAGAGCTGCGGGAGCACGTCGGTCGCGGTCACGTTCGCGGCGGCGGTGAGGCCGGGGTAGACGGTGTAGATGTTCGTCGTGTTGGTGGTGATCGCGACCCCGGCGAGCAGCGTGTAGTACGTGCCCGACGCGATGTCCTTCCCCTGGATGGTGAGGGTGATCGAGCCGGTGCCGATCGCGGTCGTGACGACGACGACCTTGACGCCGCGGGCGGCGGGGTTCGCCAGGTCAGGACTGGTCTGGGTGGTGGTCGCCCCGGCGGGGATCGTCATCGCGCCCTGGACGGTCTCGGTCGCAGGCATCAGGCGCCCTTGCCCTTGGCCGCGAGTCCCTGGAACCGTTTCTTGCCGAGCTTCTTGCGGCCGATGTACGCGGCGAGCGCCTTGGGGTCCTTGGCGCCCTTCGAGGCGAGCTGCTGGGTGAGGGCGTTGAACCGAGCGCCCGAGCCCAAGGGTGGTTTGGCTGCCATGCGAGGCTCCTTTACGCGGCGACGGGGGTGATCCCGAGCGTCAACTGCCCGGCCAGGATCGAGAAGTTGTCGCCGATCGCGACGAGGCGGGCGACGGCGAGGACGTTCGAGCCGAGAAAGTTCCCGGCGCTGGAGGCGTCCCAGAACGAGACGTGACTGTAGGTTTCGGCGTTCGGCACGCTCGTCCAGTTGATGTCAGCGGTCGTCGTCAACGAGCCGGCCGACGCGGCACCGAACGTTGCCGCCACACGGGTCGTATTCGCCGCCGGGCTCGTGGCACCAGCCGCGCCGGGATCGGCGAGATGGAGCTTCACGAAGAACGCGGCCGGCTGCGTGTACGCGACGTTGCGCGCGTAGGCGTTCAGCCATGCGTTGAGCTGTGCTGCTGCGATACCGACAGCCATTGGCCGCTCCTCCTAGCTGAGATACGCGAGTTGAATGATCGACGCAGTTCCCGCCATCGACGCGAACTTGAGCGTGCAGCCCTGCCCGACCGCGAGAAACCACGGGCTCTGTCCCGCGTAGACCGGCAGCCCGGTCGTGCTGGTCGGGTCACCCGTAGCGGTCATAGTCATGCGGCAGCTCGTCGTCTCGACGCCGATCAGGACGTGACTTGTGCCGGGCGGAATCGTCGCCTGCACCGTCGCGGCACTGCTGGCGGAACTCAGACGCTCGTGGCCGAGGCATTGGTTGGTACTCGGTTTCACGTCGCTACCTCCAACTCGCGATGTTCGCGGCCATGTCCTGCACGAGCTGCCCGGAGACGCCTGCGCCGCCGGCACCGGCGCTGGTGATGTTGACGAAGATCGCGAGCGTCGACGAACTTCGAGCGCTGAGCCTGCCGCTGGTCGTGCAGCTCACGACGATCGGGAGAACAGCAACCCCGGTGACGGTGCGTTTCCCCGAGGTCGTCAGGGTGACAACAATCGGGAGCGTCGCGGCGCCGAACGTTTTGCGTGACCCGGCGGTGGTGAGCCCGACGACGATCGCTTCGGTTGCTGAACCGAAGGTTTTGCGTTTGGCCGCGGTCGCCAGTCCGACGACAATCGCGTTGGTCGCGGCACCAAACGTTTTCCGAGCTCCGGCGGTTGTTTCTCCGACGACGATCGCGAGCGTCGCGCTACCCGTCCAGTTGGTCGCCCCGCCGGTCTCACAGCAGTGGAGCGGGAGAACGTCCGAGCAGACGAGCCCCTCGGAGCAGTAGAGCGGGCAGTTCTGCGCCGGGAGACGAGGGAGCTGCTGGGCGAATCTTGACCCGGGTGCCCGCAACCCCGGCTGCGGGACCGCCCGGGTCAACTGGCTCATCTCACTCGATCCACTTCATGTACACGTCGAGAACCTGCCCGGTGCCGGTGGGGCAGTACACACCGATCCCGTTCGCCGCAGCCGGAGCGACCGTCATCTCCCAGGGCTGGAACGTCCAGATCACCCCGGAGCCGATCGCCGCGCCGAGCGACCAGCGGTACCCGAGGTCGACGAGGGTCGGTCCCGTCGAGGTGTGCGAGTTCACCGCGGTACAGGTCGGAAGCACGCTCGTCTGATCGAGGTTGGCCTCGGTCAGCCCGGCGCCCTGCGTGCCGGCGGTCGTGAGGCGACAGAGCGCGACGACGCACGCGGTGGCGGTGGTGTTCGTGATCCCGATCTCGAGCAGGGAGAAGTTGACGGTTGAGGTCGCGTAGAGGCTGATCGCCGGCAGCGTCGCGGTGGGGGCGTTGGTGGTTCTCGCGCCTACGGCGTAGGTAGCCATCGAGCCTCCTTAGGTGACGGTGAGGGCCATGCCGACGTCGGGGATCCCGCCGGTCGGGTTGATGAAGGTCGCGATGATCGTCGCGTTCAGGCAGGTCGTCGCCATCGTCCCCGTCGCAACCTGCGTCCCTGTCGCGACGAGGTCGCGGTACTCGGATGCGAGCGCCCTCGCCTGAGTCGCGTCCGAGGTGAGGTTCGTCGTCGGGAGCGTGTAGTTCGCATCCTTCGTCCACGACGTCTGCGCGGTCGAGAGCCCGAACATCGCAAGCGCGAACTCGGAGGCGACCATCGTCGCCGCGGTCGTTCCGGTCGTCGCGGCGGTCGAGGTCACCGTCAGCACCGCGGTCGCGGACTTGTCCAATGTGCATTTCCCCGCCCACTCGCGGACGGCGTAGAAGATCTTGTTGGTGGTCGTGTGGGTCGCGGCGATCGTGACGGTGGTGGGGGCGCCGACGTTCATCTGCGTGTACCACATCCCGGTGCGGACAACAGCCCCGGTCGTCTCCGCGATCTGCGCGACCTGCGTCCAAGTGTTCCCCGCCGAGTCGGTCACCGCCCCGGAGGAGACGACGGTGTCGGCGCCGTTCCAGGCCAACTCGAGCGTCAATGTGTTCGCGGCGTTGGGGGTGTTCGTAAGCGTGCCGAGCGCCCAGGTGCCGGTCGAGACGGTCAGCGCCAGCGCCTTATTGTCCTGAACGTAGGCGGCCATCTATGAGGGCTCAGAGCGGACGTCGAGCTCGCTTACTCGTCGTCGTCGTCAGGCTCAGGCTCAGGCTCGGGAACAGGGACGGGGGTCGGCTCTTCGGTCTCGCGCATCACGCGTCTCCTCTCGTTAGCCGGGCGGACGCGCCGGCGGTGAAGCAACCCCGGGGCTGCGGGGAGGGCTCGGCGCCCCGGCCCCACCGGGAGCGCCGAGCCCTGGGGCAGGCTGCGGGGCCTGCATCTGCGCTTCGGCCTGAGCCTGCGCAGCCTGGATGTGCAACTGGCAGTGCTGCTCGACCAGTTGCCAAAGTTGCATGTCCTGCTCGAACATCGCGGCGTCCTGCAAACGGCGATGCCTGGGAAGGTGGACCGCGTGCACGTCGTAGTAGGCGATCGGCATCGGCACGCCCTGGCCCAGGTAGTGGTTCTCGTACTCGGCCTTCTCGCCCGGGTCCTCCACCTGGCTGTTCGGCAGCTCGAGCGCCTCGCCACTCTCGAACGAGTCCTTGTACCACTGGATCCAGGCGGCCGGGCTCGACTGCACCGCCGCCGACAGCACCGCAGCGTTCCAGATATCCGTGACCTTCTGAAGCTCGGCTGCGGGCGAGCGCGGCTTCGCGACCCCCTTCCCGATCTGGACGATGAAGAACGTCGGCGTCTTCGTCGCGTCGAAGATCGTCGCCTCGAGCCGGTCGTCGTCGCCGGCGAGGGCGATCTGCTTCTCGCGGCCCCAGTAGGTGCGGATGTCGTAGACGCTGTCCTCGATCAGCTGCGAGATCGCGCGCTTCCGCTCCAGGTAGATCGGCTCGCGCTTCGCCGTGTCCGCCTCGTTCAGCAGCGAGAGCTGCGCGTAGGTGGTGACCCCGGGAGGGTTCTCGCCTCGTCTCGGTCCGGCGATCCCGGACGCATGGGCGAGATCCTCCCGGAGAGCTTCGATGTCACCCTGCATCCAGGGGCCGGGGCCGATCCCGTTCACCGGTTGCGGCGCCCTTTCGGACGGGTCGATCTCCACGATCTCGTTGATCAGCCCCTGCCGTCTCTTGGCCTGCGAATCCTTCTGGACGATCACGTACGGCATGTTCCGGTCGATGATCTCGTTCATCTGCGTTCGTCTTTTGTTGATGCCTTTTTGGCCGTCTTTTAGGACGTCCATCAGGGCGCGGCTCCAGAAGCGGCCGGTGACCCTCCACCAGTGGAAGTAGCTGATCCCCGAACGGTGCGTCCCGTCGGGGGCCACGTAGGGAAGAGTTTCCCTGTAGTCGAGCAGCTTCAGGTCGTTGCCGGCGAACGTGATCTCGCGGCCCTGCGGGTAACGCTGCGTCGGCCGCTCGTAGTAGTTGAACAACCAGACGTGGTCGCGGAGCCGATTCTCCTTCGCGTCCCCGGCCATGCAGGTGGACGCGTTCAGCGACGGGCTCGACGTCGAGATCCCGAGCGCGGTCGAGATGTCGTTGTCCTCGGTGAGCGTGGCGGCGGTTACCGGGTGCAGCTCTTTGACGTCGGGGAGATAGGCGGGCATGACGATCGTCTCCCACGCAAACTTTTTCTCGTGCACCGCACCAGGCGGCACGATGATCCCGAACGCAGACACCGGCTCCCAGCAGATCCGCCCGGTGCGAACTGCTTGCATCGTCACCGCCGGGTTCGGGCCGCCGCTCATCAGCTGCGTTGCCTGGCCGAGGTCCATGATCGGCTTGCCGTCCAAGTGCGGAATGTTCTCGTCGAGCACCGGCCCGGTGGTCGGGTCGAAGCGGCAGCGGATCGCAGCGGTGCCCAGGTCGACGACGTACCGGTCGACCTGGGCGAGCGCGTCGTCGCCGTCCCATTCGTGATCCCAGCCGTAGGAGATCGCCCGGTTCAGCTGCTCCTGAAAGTCCTCCGAGACCTGATCGTCGCGACGCAGCAACAACTCGGGCCGGTCGTTGTCGGAGCCGAGCTCGCCCAATGCGGTCGTGCGGTACTCGGTGATCACGTCGGCGGTGACAAGCTCGCGGCCCCGGTAGCGCGGGTCGAGCTCCTGGATCGTGCGGAGCGTCCGAGTCTGCCCGTGCCAGACGAGCCAGTGCTGCCCGCTCGCGTAGGCAAGGTTGACTTGCCAGCCCGGCTCGAAGTAGCGGCGCCGGTAATCCCGGCCCTGCTTGACGCGGTCACGGATCGGCTTCACCTGATCGTCGAGCAGGGTGAGGTGGCCGTTCGTGTCAGCCAAGGCGAGCGATGTCATAGGGCCTCCACTCGCACGAACGCCCGCCTCAGCGAGCGTCCATGCGGATTGACACACCGAAGCCAGGCATCACCCTGACAGCGATGCCCAAGTCTAGTAGTTGGGCAGGACGCCGGCGTCGTACTCAGGAAAATCCACCGGCTCCTCCACCTCAGGCTCACTGGCGGGCGGCGGCGTCCACGTCCGCCCCGCGAGGTGCATCAGCTTGTCGAGGATCAGCTCGCGCTCCCGTGCTTGCTGCCGGATCATCGAGCGGACGAGCCCGGCGAAAACCATCGAGAGCGCGATGAGGGCAACGGCCTCGAGAGCGGCGACGTAGACCATCAGGTCTTGATGACCCGTGGGCCGGTGTAGCCCACCTTCCAGTTGCGCAGCCCCTTCGACCCCTCCGGCTTCTCCGGCGGGCTCAGCAACCTTTTCTGCGCCGGTGTCCTCGGGCGCAGGTCGGGCGGCAACGCAAGCCACCCCTTCGACGGGGTCTGCCCGAGACCGGCACCCTGCCCGAAGTCCCAGCCCGACGAGCCCCAGCCGGGATTGATCGGATGCGGGACATAGGCAGGCTTCCCGACCGGGCCGGCGAGAGCCTTTGCCACCGCTGACGACGTCCGGTTCACGCCCGCTTCTCGCACTCCTGCCACTCGCGGCAGAACCACTTCTTACCGCCGTGACAATCCGACGCCAGCAGCATCAAGCGCTCACGGGGCTGCGTTGCGCCACAGTGAGCGCACTTCATCTCACGCCTGCATCGCCGGGAACGGGAATGTCGACGCGACCCAGCACCCGAGCCCCGCCGCTTGCAACCCGAAGATCGTGTCGACGTGGACGCTGCCCACCCCGAAGAAGAAGAGCGCGGCGAGGATGAAGAGGACGAGCGCCGCGACGCGCAGAAGCAGGCTCACGGCACGATCTCCCCCAGGTCGGAGATGCCGGCCTCGAGCCGGTCCATCCGTTCCTTCAGCTCGCCGACCATCACGATCAGCTCGTCGACGGCCATCTCGGTCAACGAGTTGTACCCCGCCACCGCCGCCGCCTGCTGGTGGCGCCAGTCGGCGTCACGGAGCGAGGTCAGCGCCGGCGTGCCGAGCTTCGCCGGGTCGTGCTCGAGAAGCAGTGAGCGGTCGGCGCGGAAGCTACTCACTTGCTCCCGGCCTTCGAGCTCTTCGCCGCCTCGGCCTCCGCCTTCAACGCGTCGGCCTCTTCCTTCTCCGCCGCCTTCTTCTCCTCCGCCTCGACCTTCTCCTGCTCGACCTGCGCCTTGGCGGCGTCCTTCTTCGCCTGCGCCTCCTCATGAGGGGTCAGCAGACTGATCCCGGTCGCACGCGCGAGCTTCTGGAACTTCCACTCGTTTTGCTCGTCCTGGGTCATCGACTGCTCAGTGAACTGAACCTCGATCGTCGGCTGCGGCAAGGTTCCCGGCAGCGGCTTCGTCTCCGTCGACGGGTCCACCGGCTTCGTCTTCACCACGGTCGACGTGTCCGGATCTGTGTCTGTGGTCATCTCGTCTCCTCTCAGGTCGCTGACACTCGTTCCTTCGCCGTTCCGAACACCTGCTCCCACGACGCCTTGTGCAAGGCAAGGTCGCCCTGCAGCGTCTCGATGTACGCCTGCAAGGTCACGATCTTCCCCTCCGCCTGCCCGAGCGTCGTCGCGGTGCGGTCGATGATCCCCTGCCGCTCGCTGATCTCCTTCTCGGCCTGCGCAAGCTCGTCGGCGGCATGCTCGAGCCGCTCGTGCTCGGCGCCCTTGATGATCCCGAGCGCCCTGGCAGAGCGGGTGACGCACATGCGGCACAGGTAGATGTGCCCGTAGCGGTCCTTGAGCAGCCCGGTGTCGACGAGCGGCGCCTTCTGGCTGCCGCACACGCACATGGAGGGGAACGCCGTCGGCGTCTCGATCTTCTCGTACTCGCGCAACTGGACCTCCAGGGAAGAAATCGGCGGTGTGTTTCATGCACGAATAGAACACCACTGTCGTTGTTCCGGGATCTCCCCGGACACCATGCACCGCCGAAACTCAGATCGTGTAGGCGGGACGGCCGTCCTGCGCCTCGATGAGTCGCTCGCGCTTCTTCAGCGCCTCCGCCCTGAGCCAGCGCTCGGCGGCGACCGGGTCGTTCTCGAACGTGTCCTCCGGCTCCGAGCTCGCGCCCGGCCTGCTCATCGCGCCGTAGCGGCAAGCGGCATGAGCGTGCCCGTGAGCGCCCTCCCACTTCACCGCCACCGCCTCCAACGGGTGCGGCCCCGACGTCGGGCCCGGCTCGCTCGTCTCCAACGGCGCGTCCCGGAGCTGCTCGATCAGGTTCGTGCAGCGATCGCTGACGAACATCCGCGGCGCCGGCGACTCCCCGGCCCGGTGGTGCCACGACGGGTACCGCCTGGCCTCCTCCATCCGCAAGAGCTCGGACAAGCGCAGGTAGCCGGCACGGCGGTCGTTGTTCGCCCGGACGATCGAGACGCCCGAGTCGTGGAACTCGTCCGCCGAGTTCGCCTCACGGCCGAACTTGTTCGTGATCCCCTTCCCGATCCACAGGCTCGGGTCGGCCCAGCAGACGCTCGAGCGCCACCACTTCCGCAACGCCAAGATCCTCGGCGCGATCTCACTGGGAAGACCCGGCTCGTAGAACTCGTCGTAGACGACGAGGTTGCCGTCGTAGTCGACACACCAGGCAAGCCACGCCGTCGGGTTGTTCGAACCGTAGTCGCAGCTCTCGAACCGCTCGAACGACGCCGGCGGCTCCCAGGCGCCGTGGATCACATGGGCGTGCTCGCTGAACCGGTAGGCGAGCCCCTCGTCCTCGAGCAGCTCGGCGTCGAGCTCCTGCCTGCCGAGCCTCGTGCCCTCGTAACGGCGGATGATCGCCGAGGCGAACGCCGGCGCCAGGTTGCTCAGGTTGTCGTAGGTGGTGCCATGCGTGACGACGCAATGCTCGTCCCTGACCAAGTCCCGGATCAGCCGGATCGGCTTCGGCGTCGTCGTGATGCACGCCCTCGGATCCGGCCCGAGCCGCAGTCCCAGCATCGCCATGTCCCAGGTCTCGGCCGGGTACTGCCAGGCGGCGAGCTCGTCGGCCCACAGCGCTTCGCACTGCAAGCCTCTGACGCCCTCGGGGTCCTCGCCGGTGCGGAACTCCGAGATCGCGCCGTTCGGCCACTTCAACACCCGCTTGGAGGCCTGGTACTCAGGGCGCTCGTGCCTCGGACAGACCGCGAGAATCCCCGACTCGCCTTCGATCATCACCGCCCGCATGTCGCCGGCGTCCTTCCCCAACAACGCCACCCGCTTGTGGTGGCGGACCTTCTCCCGAACCCACTCCGCGCCCACCCTCGTCTTCCCGAAACCGCGGCCCGCCATCACGAGCCAGTAGCGCCACTCGCCTTCCGGCTCAACCTGGTTCGGCCGCGCCTGCCAGCCCCGCCAGCGCCAGGCGAGCGCCGCCTTCTGCTCGCTCGACAACCGTCCCGTCAGGCGGTCCCGCTCCTCCGTCGGCAGCTCGGCGAGCAGCTGCAGCGGCGACAGCAGCGGCGAACCTCTCGAGCGAGTCGCCGACATCCGATTGCACCTCCAGCTCGAGCTTCTCCACGCCCCTCCCCGCCATGTTCGCGTGGTAGCGATGGAAGTACACCTTCAGCGTGTCACTGGCCTCGGCCTTGGTTACCCAGTCCTCGAGGCGGCGGTCGGCCTCGTCGGCACGCGCCTCCCTCGAGCGGGCCAGCAACTCCCGTTGCCGCTGGTGGTCTGCCCTGCGGTAGTTCGAGAGCGAAAGCCTGCGCGCGTTCGCCGCCTTCTGCGGGTCTTCGCCTTCCAGGATCCTTCGCTCGAAATCCTCCCAATCGGCAGGGGACGGCAACGCATGATGCCCCCTCAGCTCCAGTGCCTCGCTCACCTCTCGTCGGCCTCCGGCGGACGGCGCTTGAGCGCGTTCCGCTTGTCGAGCAGCCGATCGACCTCCAGCATGATCATCCCTCTCTCGGCCCCGTCAACCCTGACCAGAGACGCCGAGAGCACTCGCAGAACCTCGTCGCACTGCCGCAGGGAGAGCGGGCTTCGACGAACAATCGTCGACCGCACGGTCACCTCCGGCTTCTGAGCGCACAAGGCCACTTTGTGGCGCGATTGTGCACGCCGTTGCCGCGCTTGTCAAACCAGCATCAACTCCGGAAGCATCGGCTCGTGCCCCAACGCCCACTCCTCGGCGAGCCAGGCGACCCCCTCGGCAACGCGCTCCGGGCTCGACTTGTCGCCCTCGCGCTCCATGCGCCGCTCGGCCACGGTGACATGCTTCCCGTGCTTCGCCTTCCGGCGCACCCACACGGTTCTGGCGACCCAATTCGCAGCGAGGTAGTGCTCGTTGAGGTGCCACCAGAGGGGCCGCCGCTCGGCTCGGATTCTTCTCAGCAGACGCTCGAGCTCCCTGACGTCGCTCGTGTAGGTCGGCGGCATCCCCGGTACCCCCTCCACCCCCGAGCTGAACGTCGTCCGGGACGGATCGACGAGGTCGTCATAGCGCTCAAGGAGGGCGATGATGGCTTGCTCACGGTGCGACACCGGGCGCGGATTGTAGAAGCGGGTTCGGACAACACGCCGCGGCCAGGGGCAAAGAGACGCCCGTCTTTCGAGCGGGCGTCCCGGAACATGATCCACATCACCGCCCGGGCATCACACCGGCCGACCCCGAAACCATAGCGCGGCCGGGGACCTGCAGCCCGTCGTACAACGCAACGGGACTCCGCCGTCGTCGCCGGCCTCCCCCCTGCCACCCCTGCCACGGCATCGGCTACCACGGGATGTCGGCGTCGACGTCGCTCGTCGAGGTGTGGGCACTAACAGCCGTTAGTGCCGTGCTTGTTTGGCTTGAATGCAGGGGTTGCGTGTCATCATGCGGCACTGTGCGCGTGGTGCCTATGGCTTGCATAGCCAAGTGGGCTTGCTGCCATCGGAGCGCACGAGCGAGCTGCTCGGCCTTGGCTTGCTCGGCTCGGGGCTGCTCGTGGCGCCACAGCTCGAGCATGCGGCGGCGCAGCTGCTCGTCGCTTGCGAGCGCTCTCAGGCCACCGTGCTGCCCGAACAGGGCATCGAGGAGCGATGGCTCGTCAGGCTCGTAGAGGCCGGCGTTGCGGAGCCATCGCTGGACAAGCCTCACCAGCTGCTCTTTCTCGTTGTCAGCTACGGCACCAGGAAATGAACCCGAGCGAACACCGGCGAGAAACCAGCCGACCGGTGAGTGAACACCCCGGACGTGCTCGAGCGCCGAGAGCCAGGCATCGATGAGCGCCTGATCCAGGTGCTCGAGCTCTGCGAGCTGGCCTGGCGTCAGGCCGAGTTCGTCCACGCTCACGGCATGTCCCGAAGGATCTTGTCGAAGTCGAAAGGTGTTTCGTCGCGCTCTTCGTCGCTTCTACCGCGCGACGTTTTAAGACCACGTTCGTCTAAGAGCTTTAGATCTACGTTCTCTGTCTCTTCCTCTTCACGCGCGCGTGAGGTGACAACATCTTGGCGCCGCGGTGTTTGCGCGTATTCAATGAAACCCTTGCGTTCAAGCCAATCTAGTTGTTGCTTCGTGACTCTGAGACGTAATCGAGCCGAGAGCGAGCGTGTATCGAGGCGTACACGAGCGTTACTCGAGGCGTACTCGAGCCAGAGTCCGTGAAGGAGCGCGCGAGTGCCCGGCGGCAGGCTCAAGTAGTTGTCGTCGTGCAGCAACTGGGTCAGGTTTTTGATCCAGGGCGGGTTGCGATTTCGGTAGTACTGGAACCTCCGCCAGTTAGTCACGACGATGTACAGCTCGCCCTCGCTCATGGTGGCACCGGCAGCGGCTTCCAGATGTTCGAGTACTTCCGAAGGTTGCAGCTCTCGCAGGCAAGTACGAGGTTGGCGGGATGGTCGACGCCGCCCTTGGAATGGGGAACGATGTGATCGATGACGCCGTGACTGCGCCAATGGCCCCATGAGTTGGGGTACGGCGTGTCGTACCGGTAATACTCGCCACTCACATCTTTGCCGCAGTAGCGGCAGAGCCCTTTGTCGCGCTGAATGATGTAGTCGCGCGTGGTCTTGCGAATCGTGTGGCGCTTGCGCTTCATGCCGGCGCTCTCTTCGCAGCTGTCAGGTCCACGAGGAGGAGCGCCGGCGCACGGACCTTATCCCATACTTTCGACCAGTCTTCTTGACAAGCCCCGTTGTCGGATGTAGTGTGGTTTCCGTCAGGTCCACTACATGAGGAGTTGTGATGAGCGAAGACACCTACAACGGCTGGAAGAACTACCCGACCTGGAACGTCAACCTGTGGCTTTCGAACGACGAGGGTCTCTACACAACGGCGCTCGAGATGACCCGCGAGACGCTCGAGAGCGAGCGGCAGGCAGAGACCGAAGAGACCTGGACGCACCAGTCCCCAAGGTTCGCCGTCGGCGAGATGTTGAAGGATTGGGTACGCGACGACCTCGCACCGGACCTCGGCGCCTCGTTCGCCGCCGACCTGCTCGGCTACGCGCTCGACTGCGTCGACTGGTACGAGATCGCGGACGCTTGGATCGAGTCGGCATCCGAAGTCGAGGCCTAGATGCCCTCGTTCGACCAGGTCCGGAGGCGTCGGCGCGCGTACGATCGCGCGCTCGGCGCCTACCGTGCCGCCATCCTCGCCGAGCTCGAGCGTGGAACGTCCTACGCGGAGATCGCACGCGCCCTCGGCGTTTCCCGGCAGACGGTCAGGCAACTCGCCCTCCGAGCGCGGCCTCACACCACACAACCGAAGGAGCCGACATGAACTACCGCGACCGCATCCTCGACAACCTCTACCGCGCGGCAACCCGCGCCCAGAACGTCGGCCTGTGGGACCAGGCCGACACCTACCTCTCTATCGCGTCTCGCTACGAGACGCTCTGGGCCGCGCTCGACGGCGGCTGGAGCGAAGGGGCAGTCCTTCGCACACTCCCTCGGGTCATGCCAGCCGCAGTTCCAGCACGGCTTAGGCAACTCGCCCTCTGAGCGCGCGAGCAAAAGGAGGAAAGCTAAGCCATGTTGACAACCGAGCAAGTCACCGCGATCCGCGGTATTCGCGCGAACTATCTCAAGCGAGCCGTACGGGTCGACCATCGACCAGAGATACCGATGACACTTATCCACACGCCCGATGGGAAGTGGATTGTCTACCCGGACGGCCGCATCACAAAGGTTCGGCACTAGATGCTCGCCACTGCTCGCGCGTTGAGCTCCCGCGCGTAGTAGGCGACGGCATACGCATCGAGCGCATCCTGCGACCAGGCAAGCGCTCCCGGGCCGCGGAGGGCATCGACTGCCTCCGCGGCCTGCTCCTTTGTCGCATGCCCTGACAAGCCCAGCTCCTTGCGCCATTGCACGGGCGCGACGTCCCACACCTCGACGCCGGCGGGCAGGCAGGCAACGATGGCGCCGAACACCCGTGAAAGCTTCGCTATCGTGCCCTGCTGCCCACGCGACATAGGCGCCTCGACCGCGACGAGGTACACGTCGTCGTACCACGAGTGCCTCGGCATCAGCACGGGCACCTGACGTAAGCGCTCGAGCGCTGTGGCGCCGGCGAGGTGCAGGTGGTCCCAGGTGCCCTGGTTGGTGGTCTCGTCTAGTCGAACCAGGTCTATGGCTCTGGTGCTGAGGTCGATGCCAAGCACTGTGCTCATGCGGGAGCTAGCGCAACTGTGCTATCACCGGCGCTCCGTGAGTACGAGCCCCCCGATGACAAGCACGAACACCACTGTGATCACGAGCGCAGCGGTCAACTCAGCCCGCACAACCTTGACGACGTCGGCCATTCGCGCCAACTGCCGCCGTCACGCTGGTAGACGAGCCAGGCACGGTAGAGCTGCTCACGCGGTGAGGTCTGGGACGGGCGACCCTGCCCCCCGACAGAGCGCCACGTCCCAGAGCTGAACTGCAGGCCGCCCGAGTAGCCGTTCCCGGTCTCGCTCGTCCAGGCGCCCTCGTAGGAGTGTATGCACATGGCTTGGCGCATCCACCAGTCGGCGGCCTGCCAGGATTGTGGTGCGGCTCGAGCCGCGACAGCGGCGATGAGTGCGAGGAGATAGAGCGCAACAAGGATGTGGGCTGCACGGGTGATGTCACCGGTCCCTTCATGAGCTTGAGGTGGCCTCGCGGGTCGCTCTGCCCGCGGCGTCCTTTATGGCTGGTCTTCACACTCCGTCCAGGAACGCTTGCGCCTCGGCGAGCGTCGAGTGGATCGCGTAACCGTTCATGCTGATCTTGCAAGCCGTCTTCGATGCGCCCCGGTACAGCTGGTGGCAGTCGATCGTCGTCGGCTTGTAGGTGCCGTCGGGGTTCGATTGCAAGGTTGGGAAGCCGTGCTCGGATGCCGCCTGAACCCATGAGGGGCTCTGGCCCAATGGTCGGTACCACGCCTCGACGGCACCTGTCCGATCGAACTTCCACTTCACGTGCACGATCAGCTCGTACGCGATCCCGGTGATGAACTGGCCCTTCGGGACCGCGTACATCTTCGGCAAGTTGTTGTTCGAGCCGGCGGTGGAGGAGCGGTATTCGTAGGCGTACGGTGACCCGGAAGAGTAGGACCTCCCTGCGAGGAGGCTGACACCGATGTGGTCCGGCTTGAGGATCAGGCAAAAGTTCGCCTGGCCCTTCCCGAGCGCCTGGAAGTTGGGCTCGATGATCTGGATCGGCCAGGACGGGCTGCCGTCGCTCCAGCCTGCGGCGGTGTGGACGCGCACGGTGATGTAGTCGTCGACGTCGTGGCGGATCGGAGCCGAGCTCGTGATCACCTGGCAGCGCTGCTTCACGCTCGGGGAGGCGGGCACGTTGAACTGGCCCCACCACCCGGGCCTGCCGGACTGATCCTCGAGGAACTTCAACGGGCCGTAATGGCAGCTCGCCGAGTCCGTGTGGCTGCTCGAGTCCTGCTTGCCACCACCTGAGCCGGTGGCCTTCCACTGGCTCTCGTTCCCTGTCGAGAAATCACCGTTGAACGTGGTCATAGGTCTCCCTTCGGCCTTGGCCAAACCCATAGGCATCCTTCGAAACGGCAGGTAACGCCTTTAGTGCCGCCTGTTCACGCAAACCCGCATGGTTGAGCGAAACCGGGTTTGGAGGATTTTCCACCGTTTTAGCCCTCCACGATCTCGCGCAGACGGTCGCCGATCCTCTCCGAGCTCGAGTGCGCGTACACGTCGACGGTCGTGCGGATCGAGTCGTGCCCGAGGATCTGCTGCAGGTCCTCCATCGGCACCCCCATGTCGCGCAAGCGTGAGGCGAACGTGTGCCGAACCAGGTGCGGCTTGCGGTAACGGACACCGGCCTCGTCGAGCGCGCCGTGCCACCAGTCGTAGAAGCGCTGGTCGGATACCTGGCGGTCGTGCTTGTCGCCGCGGCTGTACCACATGTAGTCGTCGGGGCCGATCCCCTCGAGGACGAGCAGATCGGAGGCGGCGGTCTCGACACGGCCGATCATCGGCACCCGCCGGCTCTTGCCGCCCTTGGCGCCGTCGACGACCAGCACCTGGCGGCGCTCGAAGTCGAACCGCTTCCCCGTCAGCCCACGAGCTTCGGCCAGGCGCAAGCCGAGCCAGAACATCAGGGTGGCGAGCTGCCCGTCCGGGGCTGGCAGCGCGCAGACCGCGTCGGCTTCGGCCTCGCTGAACAGGTCGTAGTCGCGGGAGGGCCGGTAGCGGATCTCCGGCAAGAGGTCGACGGGGTTCGAGGTGATCCGCCTGGTCTTCACGCCCCACTTGAACCACGAGTTCAGGTGCGACTTGTTCTGATGCCTGCTCTTCGCGGGGTAGCGGGCGAGCACCTGGGCGAGGTCGCCGTCGGTGAACTCGTCGAACCGCTTCCCGGGGAACGCGAGCGTGAGGGCGGCGTAGGTCCTCTCGTAGGCGTCGAGTGTGCGCGCGGCCTTGTTGCCCAGCTCCAGGTACTTGAGGAAGTCCGCGAGTTCGCGCGCTGCGGCCGTCTCCCGATGGCGGAGGTCCTTCAGTGGGTCGAGAGCATAGACGGTCACGCGATCACCTCCGATGCGCGCTCGAGCTGCGCCCTGAGCCAGGCGACATGCTCGCCCAATGGACGCGACTTAAGGTTCGCGTCGATCGCCGCGACCACGGTCGGCAACGTGTCGCGCTTGTCGCCGATGTCCAAGAGGGTGCGGGTCAGGGTGAGTCGCTCGGCTTCGAGCGTGTCCTCGGGCCTGGTGGTGGCGCCGGCGAGCGTGTCGCCGAACGTCGGCGTCTCGCTGGGCCAGTACGCGCACGTCGGCTTGAACCCACAGTACGAGCACGCCCACCCGTACGTGAACGCGCCCGGCCACGTCTGATCGGGGCCGAACTGCGCGTACGTGGAGGCGATGTCGGCGGCGAGCAGCGCGAGCACCGTTCGGGTTCGTGCCTGCTCGACCTCCGAGTACGCGAACCCGAACTCCGGGTACTCCGGCGGCGTGTAGATCCCCGGCACCTTCGTCTTCGTCGCAAGGTGGAACTCCATCGCCACCGGGCGCGCGAGCTGGTAGACGCGCCCCTGGAAGACGTTGTCGGCGTTCATCTCACGCTTCCCGCCGGTCTTCAGGTCGATCGTGCGCGTCTCCTCGGTCACGTCCATCCGTCCCACGACCGGCACGGGGACACCGGGGACATCGATGCTGAACGACTCCTCGACCGTGAGCGGGTACACCGAGGCGGACACCTGCTGGTGGTAGGCAGCCGCGAGCTTCACCCCGCGGTCCTTGATCTCCGCGGGCTTGTCGGTCTTCCAGTCGACGTCCTCGCGGTCGACGCGCTGGTCGAACCCTTCCGCGAACGCGAGCTCGACGTCGCCGACCGAGAGGTCCTCGCCCGTCCCGATCTTCTGCGCGAAGTTCTGCTCGACGAGCGCGAAGTTGTGCGCGCTCCCCCAGATCATCGCGGCAGCGGGGCGCTGGCGCTTGCCAAGCAGATACACCTGGCGCCACTGCTCCCTGCAGCGCATCCAGGTCTTCAGCGACGACGGCGACAGATGGTCGGGGAGCCCGGCGGGCCACGCGAGCGCGGGCGCCTCGCTCGGGAACAGCTGCTCGAGGATGCTCACGCGAGGTGCTCCGTCCGCGCATCCAAGGTGCGTTGAAGAGAGCGGACCTCGTCGCGAAGCTCCTCGATCTCGGACTGCAAGCGATCGATCTCTTTCCCAACCGCCAAACCCAGAAGACGACCATAGTCCGCCGAGATGGACGCAAAGGGCAGAAGCAGGGCCTCGGTACTCACGACTCCTCCTCGCCGGCGGCTTTCTTCAACCTGGTGATGAACTCGGCGGCCTGCTCCTTCGTCAGCTTCGTCGTGATCTGGGTGCCGTAGACGCGCTGCATCCCCTCACGGATCTCCGACTCGGGGACGCTGAACTCCTTCTCCATCTTTGAGATCAGCCGGTGGATGTGATCCTTCTGCGCCTTCGTCGCAAGCACCTCGGCCGGTGCGGACGAAGCGGCGTTGCCGTCGTCGTCCTCCTGCTCGCTGATGCCGAGCAGCGCGGCCCAGGCGTAGCGGCGGGCGTAGGTGAGCGCAGCACCGAGCTTCTGCATGTCGCTGCCGCTCAGAATGAGTGGCATCGTGTCGGTCGCCGACTCGCCGCTCGAGTGGTAGATCGTCGTCGCCAATGCCGGGACGCCGTCGATGTGGGTGGGTGCCTGCGTGATCGCGAGCCCGTGCCTGTTCAGCACCGGTCGTGTTCGCGCGATCAGGTTGTCGAGCGTGACGAAGCGAGAATGGAAATGTGGATTCACGCCGTCCGCTTCGACCTTCGGCATCTCGCTCTGCGCTGCGACGAGCGCGGCGGCGAGCGAGCCGGTTCCGTTCTCGCTCATCGCCGCCACATCTCCTTCCACGTCTTGCGGTCGCGGTCGTCCTGCTTCTGTTCCCACACGTGCGCGAGCGGGACGGCGCCGATCAGGATGACGGCGCCGACGAACAGCGCCCAGTACCACCAGTCGGTCATGACGTCACCAAGGGACGCGCCTGGAATGAGCCGCAGGCGCAGTAGCGGTACTCGTAGTGCTGCAAGAGGTCGGCTTCCCACTCGCCCCACTTGTGAACGTGCTTCATTACACTTCGCTCCTGTCTGCCCCTCGCACCCGGTCTTCGCGGATTCGGTGCGGGGGGCGGTCGTATTTCAGGGTCAGGTCGGCGCCGCAGAGCTCGCAGAACGGCTCGTCCCATTCGAGCTTGCAGTTGCGGCAGACGAACACGAGCACGTACGGCTCGTCGGGCGGGATCGGATACCAGGGCTCGGCGGTCACGCGGCTGCTCCGGGGTGTGCGGCTACGTATTCCCGCAGCCAACAAGCGCCGCAGAGTCCGTAGAGCACCGCGAACTCGCGGCGGCAACTACCGCAGATGTAGCCATCCGAGCGTGCCTCGCGCGGGTCGCGGCTCACGTTGAGAATCTCGGCGAGCGTCAGGAGAACGCCCTGGGTTGGGCACGAACCGTCTCGTTCTTCAGCCCAGCGCATCGGCGAGCCTCTCGCGTAGCAGCGCCGTCGGAACAAAGATCAAGACGCCGGTGTCGGCAACGACGTAGACGTAATAGTCGGCTTTCGTCTTCGCGAGTCCGCTCGCCCGCCACGCGCCGCGGCGCCCAGGGTCGTGGCGAATCTCGACGTAGAACTCGTCATCGATGTAGGACTTGCGCTTGACTTCGATCCGCGACTCGTCGAGTTCGAGCACATGGCGAACGAGCATTTCGCCCTCCTCGCCGTAGACGAGGTCGATGTCAAAGTCAGGCTGGTAGCCGCGGGTCACGCCGCGAGCGCTCCCCACGAATCCCACCCGGGCCGTTGTGCGCGAGCGAACATCTCGATCCGGGTCGCGTTCGGGTACAGCGACTCGAGTAGGTCGTACAGCTCCTCGGGCTTCGCGGAGTGCTCAAGCCGGGGCGCGTGGAGCACCGACGGCGGCCGCAGACTTTCGGCGGGTGGTCCGAAGCTACCGCGTCGCCCGATCAGCAGCAGTTCGTGCTGGCCGCGGACCCAGTAGCCCATCCCGATCCGGTCCTTCACCCACGCAAGGTTGGTGCGGTACGTGAACCCCCACGCGTCGAGCACCTCGAGCCCCTCCCGCAGCAGTGGATTCGTTGCCCAGAGGAAGCAGGCAGCGTCGGGCGCGGCCGGCACTGGGAGCGTCGCGATCTCCTCGACAGTCATCGTCGGGTAATGCCGCTCGACCGCGCGGAGTTCAGGTGTCTCGCCGCCGGGCGCCTCGTACCGCCACGGCGGATCGGCATAGACGAGGTCGTAGGTGCCCGCGGGGGGTGGTGGCCGCTCTATCGTCGGTCGCTCTTGTTCGTCCCTGCCGAAGATCGCCTCGAGCGCCTTTCGCAACGTCGGCTCCTCCAAATCCGACACGCGTGTCGGATTTGAGGCGATGCTCATGTATCGCTGGGCCATGCGCTCGGATCCATCGAAGTTCGCCTCGAGCCAATCCAGCCAGTCGCCGTGCTGTACCTGGGCCTTCGCCGAGATAAGCGCTTCGCCCGCGCGCTGTGCATGCTCGAGCGTCGAGACGAACGCCTGCCGCGCGAGCGCGTGCTCCTCGTTCGCGATCGTTGCAAGGTCGAAAAGCGTGAGCTGACCGACGGGGATGACTTCGATCTCGCTCACGCGGCCTTCCTGATCTCGGCGCGCACAAGATCCCGAATCGCTGCGACCAGTACGGCCACTGGGTCAGACTCCTCGTCGTCCTCGGTCTCGTCCGCGCCCTCGGTGAAGAAGCTCGTCAGCGGCTCGCCGAACACCGAGGCGAGCACCGCGACAGCCGGTGTTCGCGGCACGTTCTGATCGTTCTCCCAGCGGATGATCTGGCGCTCCCGAACGTGCGCGCGGTGCGCCAGCTCGGCCTGAGTCAGGCCGGCAGCGTTGCGAAGAGCGCGTAGCTTGGCGCCCGAAAACTTCATTGTCATCTCCATGGGGTGACGAGTGTGCCACGTATCGGACGACATGTCAAATAAGACTGCCACTCTCGCCATTGCGGCCATCCCGACATGTCATTACCGTCATGGTGTGGCTCAGTCGAAGAAGGTCGACCCGCGCGTGACCTTGTTCATGCGCGAGGTGATGGAACACCTCGAAGTCACGCGCCCAGCCGAACTGATCGACATCCTCGTGCGCGAGGGCATCGTGAAGGCGAGCCAGACACGGAAGGTCTCGCGGTGGCTCTCAGGTGAGAACGGCCCCGACTTCGCCACGACGATGGCGCTGATGGACTTGGCGGGCCTCTACCGGCCGGGGCATAGCAACTCGAAGGCGGCTTAGGCTCGTCCGCTAACGCAGAAACGCCCGCCCGCCCCACCAGGAGAGGAGGGCGGACGGGCTACTTGCGAAGCGCCAGAAAGATCGCGGCCGTCAGCAGCAGCGCGAGGATGAGCAGCACCCACGTCACTTCGGCGGGTCGGGCGGCAGCTCCGCGGTCGTCTCCCGATCCGGCCAGTGCGGCAACGCCATGTGCTTCGCGGGCTGCGGCTCCGGCCACGGCTCCTCGGGCGGCTCCTTGTGGCCGTTGCCTGCGCGACGACCGCCGATAAAGGCCCCTAGCAGACCCGCCATCGCCGCGAACGCGGTGTTGAGGACCTGGGTCTCGTTCTCGCTCAAAGTGCTCGCCGTCGAGCCGTTCTTGATCGCGGCGACGGTCACGCCGAGGACGAGCGCAACAACCGCGAAGGAGAGCCCGCCCGCCAGGAGGACAGCGACCCACTCACTGGTCGAGCGTTTCACGGCAGGAACGAAAGCACAGCGATACCGGGCGGCTGATACCGGGCCTGCTCGGAGTGGCGCATGATCTTCGGATCGCCCTGCCCGCCATGAGACCAGACGAGCGGGTCCGATCCGGCCTCGAGCACCGCGACGACATGGTGGCCGGGGTAGGCGCCGTACACGATCAGGTCACCCGGCCTGGCCTGGAGGACGGTGACGCGCTTGCAGATCTTCGAGTCCAAGAGCGTGCCGGTGTACCCGAGTCCGTCGAAGCCGCGCCCGTTCGGGTCGGGGACCTTCGCCGTCTCGGCGGCGTAGGTGACCCCGCCGGAGCAGTCGGTCTTCACGCGGCCCTTCTGTCCGGGGTGCGGGATCGGCCGTACTTGCGCGTAGTCCCAGTTCGACCCTTCGCTGTAGAACTGGCGCAGCACCGCCACGTACCGCTGCCGGGTCGACGCGGGCGGTAGCGGCTTGAAGTCGGCGTGCCCTTCGAGCTTCTCGACGAGGTACTTGCCGCAGGTGGGGGTGCGCTTCCCCTTCGGGTACAGCAGCCGTGTTTTCGCGCTGACGCAGGCGTTCCCGGTCTCGGTGCCGAAGTAGCCGTCGACCTTGCAGGGGAAGCCTTTGCTGGTGAGGAGCTTCTGCACCGCGGTGACGTCGGCGCCGTGCATCAGCGGGTTCGTCATGGTCAGCGTCCGCGTCAGCGTGATGGGCATCTTCCCCCCGTTGGTCTAGGTGCGCGCGTGGTCGAGCGGTGTACCTTGGGCCGCCGATGAGTCTCTGGCTGGCGATCGGTGCGGGTATCACCTTCTGCGGCCTCGCCCTGTTCGAGTTGGTACGAGCTCGCCGCGCGGTGTTGGCTTTGGCGCTGCTGGCCGGGGCTGCTGTCGCTTTCTCGGTCGCCGGGCTGGCAACGAAGGACGGGGACGACCATCATCCTGCCTCTGTCACTGCCGGCAGCGTCTACGACTTCACTCCTAGCCCTTCCTACGACTTCACTCCTGCCCCGTAGTCAGACGGCTACGGAGTGGACGGCGTGTAGTCGTAGGAGCTGCCGCCACCCGACCCGCTTGGGGTGTAGTCGTAGGAGCTTCCGCCGGAGCTCGAGCCGCCGGTCTGCTTCGGCTTGGGCGGGCCGTAGGTCTGCAACCCGACCCCAACCGCGCCGAGAGGAGCAGCGCCGAGCGCCCACGCCAGACCGTTGACGCCGCCGTGCTTCTCGCGGTAGATGTCGAACAGATCCTGCCCGAGGAGCGGTGTGAGGTAGTTCCCCGCCAGCCTTCCCGGCGTCATCTTCTGCCCGATCGTGTTCTTGCCGCCCCTGAGCACGTAGTCGGAGGTGATACTCGCGAGCGGCGACTCCTTGTTCTCGAAGAAGTTCGTCAGCACATCGGTGACTGACTTCTGCCCGTACTTGCCGCTGCGAAGGTTGACTACCTGACCGGTCGCGGAAGATTTCGACTGCCCGACGGCGACCTGGTAGAGCATCCTGACCGTCTGCTGGTAGCCAGCGGCGAGGTCGATGCGGGTGTTGCCGACCTTGATCTTCGCGAAGTCGGCGCTGCGCGGGTCGAGGCCGACGTGCAGCCCGGACAGCCGTGCCAGCTCGAGCGTCGAGGCGATCGCCCCGACTGTCGCCAGGCTGTGACGCAACGCGAGCGGCCGCAGCCCCTTCGGCATCTTCGCGTAGTAGACGGGGTTGAGCAGGTCGAAGCGGGATGCCATCAACTTCGGCGAGAACAGCACCGTGTTCAGCGCCTTCCCCGATGTACCGTGCGCGAGGCCGCCCAGCGAGAAGCCGCGCCCGGTGAGGCTGTTGATCATCGTCGAGAGACCCTTGATGAACTTCGGATCGTGAACGTCCTGGCCGGCGTTCGCGAACAGCCTGTCGTAGTGGTCGTAGATGTCCGCGCGCGTGTGCGCGAGCATGTAGGTGTAGGCGCGAGCCGACCAGCGCACCGGGGAGCGTTCGCGTTTCCCGAGGCCCGTCAGTTTCTCGGCCAGGTTCGACGCGAACGCCTCCTCCCTGTTACTGATGCCCTCGAGATTCGTGACCGCCAGCTTCCCCATCTCGTACTTGCCGGCGTTCGGCCGTGCCGCAAGGTTCTTCATGCCCTGCTGGTAGAACGCCTCGTGGTTCGCGGCCCGGATCATGCCGGGCAGGTTGCGACCGGTGATGATCGGATGGTTGACCAGCGCCCCCAGCCCCTGCCGTCCCACACCGGAGATATCGACGGACGACATCAAGGAGCGGGGGATGTTGCCGACCTCGTAGAAGGCGTCCTTCCACTTGCTCGCGTCCGTCGCGTACTTCGCGAAGCTGTCCCTGGTCGCCTTCCCGAACACCGTCTCGAGCTTGTCGAGTTCGCTGTTCGTCGGCACCTCGCCGGCGTGCGCGTCATCCAACGCCTTGGTCAGAGTTTTCTTGTCGTAGCCCCTCAGCGTGGGATGCTCCATCACGATCGTCTTCATCTGCTCCAACACGCCAGGGGTCAGATCCTTGAAGCCATCGAAGTAGACCTTCGGGAGTGCGCCTCTGAGCACAGCGTTGGCGGCGTGCTCACGCTCCGCGACAGAGAGGGATGGGTTGCTGTAGATCGCCTGTGCCTGCGCCTCACGCGAACCGCGCGGAGCGGAGTAGCCAGCCTCCTGCTTGGCACGAATGCCGCGGGCACCCTTGAGACCGGTGCGAAGCTGCTCGGCGGGTGTCGGGGCGGGAGCGGGGAGTAGGGACGTGGGCGCTTGCGTTGCCGGCTTCAGCCGCTCTGGATGAAGAACGAGCGCCTCAGCCGTGCTCGTTTGCCCTCGGACAGACGGGGGCATGACGCCGTGCTCCAAGACAACGACGTCGTGGCCCTGCGCCCGCGCCCACTTCGCCACGGCTTCCCTGGGTTGTAGCGACGGGTCATGTCTGGTGGCCGTCTGCCAGACCGTGCGCATCTGATCCTTCGTACGGATCACCAGCGGGTTCGTCGCGTGAACCTCGAGAGCCTTAACCTCGGCGTCGCTCTTGACGAAGGCGCCTGCGTACCGCGGATCCTCGGCGAGATGCGCGACATCGGAACCTACTTCGCCGCCTCGGTAACCGCGCACGATGGCATGGGCCGCAGGCGCAGCCTCGGCTACGTCCTTCGCACCCCGGAGAACCTTGAGCCCCCTGAGCCCGGTCAAGATCCCGGCCGCCTCGCCGACCCCGCCGCCCGGAAGTACCGTCGAAGCCGCCTCGGCTCCCCGCACGAGAGCCTTGGCGACGCTTGTCGTGCCGCTCTGGTCGAGCCCCCCGGGGATCAGCGAGCGAACAGCGTAACCCGCCGGCCCGCCGTAGTTCGCGACCTGCATCTGCTTGGCCTGCGCGACCGTCGCCGCGTTCCACTGTGTGCTCTCCTGCCCGGCAGGCCCGGCGCGCTTGGCCAGCGTGTTCGTGTTCGTGTAGTAGGGGCGCCGAACCATGCGGACACCCGGCTGATAGTTCCCTTGCTTCGCCAGGGAGCCGTCCGGGTTCAGCTGCACCGCGTCATAGCCGGCGACCGGCTCTTTGGGGAAGCTCGGCTTGTACCGCTTCACGTTCGAGCTTTCGCTCGGCCTGACGCTCTGGGTGAGCGGGACGATCTTCGCCGGGGCGGTGCGTGTCGTCGCCGGCGGCTTGTAGGTCGTGCTCTCGGTCACCGACGGGCCAAGAGCGATGTTGCCGCCTCCGGTCGAGCCTCCCTTGGGCTTCACCGGGATGGTGCGGGTGTGAGCGCGCACGTTCACGGTCTTCGCAGGAGGAGGCTTCGTCGGCTTCGCAGCCGCGGAGATTCCCTCCACTGGCGCGAGGAGCCCTGCCTTGATCTGCGCCCAGGACTTCGCCGCGGCCGCACTCCCGCCCGTCGACCCGCGCGGGGTGTAGTCGTAGGAGCTCACGGCGTCGCGGTTGCCTGGACGCCGAACGACCCGCCGGACTTGACCGTGCTCGTCCGCGGCGCTGGCCCGTACGCCTGATTGATCGCCTGCATCGCGATCTTCGCGGTCCGCGGATCGCGGAGCAGCCCGGCGATCTTCATCTCCTGGATCGCCTGGTCGCGGCCGACCGGCGGGGTGTAGTTGCCCTTGGGGTCGGTACCGCCGTTCCTGGCGTTCGTGGCGATCTGTGTCGCGCTCTTGGTGAACTTGACGGACTCGGGCGCGGTCAGGGGATGCGCGCTCGTGCTCGTTGTCGCGGGCAGCCCCGGCGCTCTCACCCACGTCTTGGACACCGGGTCCCACTGGCGGCCGTTATGCACCGTCGGCGCGCTATTGCTCGGCGAGAACGACGAAGAAGGCCCAGCGACCCGCCGCTTGGCGCCCGTGTCCTCGTTCACGACATACGTACCCGTCCTGTCCGACACGGTCGTGTAGTGCGGCGACGGGGCAGACGGCGTGAACGACGAGGACGGACCACCGACACGGCGCCTCGCGCCGGTGTCTTCGTCCACGACATACGTGCCGGTCGCGTCCGAAACTGTCGTGTAATGCTTCGTCGGCGTCGAGCCGCTCGACGGAGGAACGTACGGGATCTTGCCCCCCTTCGCGTCCACGAAGTAATGAGGCTGACCGTCCGCGCCGATGTAGGTGAGCTTCCCGGTCGAGCGTGAGAAGTTGACGTCGACCTTCGGCGCCGAGCCCGCCTTCGCCGCGGGCGCGTGGATCTCGGTGACCGCCTGGGTCTTCGGGTCGACGCTGTAGAGCCCGCCGCCCGACGAGTAGACCTTCGGCACCGCAGCGGCCGCGGCCTTGTCGCCTTCCTTGACCGAGAACTCGTACTGCGTCTCGCCGAGCTTCGCCCTCGCCGCCTGGTTGGTGCGGATGTTCTGCATCGCCTTCTGATACAGCGCCGGCTTCGTCGCCTCGAGCTTCTGCCGCGCCACGCTCTGCGTCTGCAACGCCGAAGCCAAGTCCTGCTGCCCTTTCAACGCCGCGATCAGCGGGTAGGAGCGCGCCTGCGACTGAGCCGCGGCCTTGTCAGTGGCGAGCTGGCTGCCCGGAACCGTCCCCTGGGTGAACGCGAGCACCCCGGCGCCGCCGCCGAACGTCTGCCCGAGTTGCGCCTTCAGCTGCGCTTGCTGCTCGGGTGGCGCGTTCTCCGAGCTGAGCAGGTTCGCAACCTCGCCGGTCGGGTTCGCGGCCGAGAGGTACTTCGCGGCCTGGTTGGAGAGCGCCCCGGTCTGCTGGATCGCCTGGTTGTAGTCCTGACCGACCTGGCCGGCGATCGGCTGCAGCTTCCCCAGGAGCGCGTTCGCGAACTGCTTGATCGCCGTGTTCTGGCCGGTGTTGAACGTGTTCTGCGCCGCAAGCTGCGGGTCGATCTGCTGGTTGACCTGCTGGTTCGCGACCTGCGTCGCGGTCTGCGACGGGCCGGGCAGCGTCGCAGTCCGGCCGGCCGGAAACGTGCGGCCAAGCCACTGCGTCCCGCTCGACACCTGCGCCGGTGCGCCACCCCGCGCGTACGCAGCCGGGTTATAGGGGCCGACCGGCTTGTAGGTGGGCGACGGCTGCAGATAAGCGGGCAGCGGCCCCCTCGAGACCGCCGACCGGGTGACTCCGCGCGGTGCTCCTGGATACAACGATGCCATTAGCCTGCCCTCACATTCATCGCCGTCCTCGCTGTGTAGGGATTCGCAGCCGCGGCTCTCGGAGTTGCCGTGCGCGGCGCGCGGGTGATCGGCCCTGCGAGGGTC